CCTCTACAGTGTCATCAACGCTGTCTCTGACATACCGTTTGTGATCAGGGGTACACATTCTCTATTTATTTTTAGGGGTCTTAAAAATAAATAATAATAATAAAAAATAAATCGTCTAAAAGATTATTAAGTGTGTTACAAATGAACAGAACACACGACACACACGACACACACGACACAAGGTCTAATAAGTCTAAAAACAATGCTGTCGCTTACATTGACTGGACAATCTACCAAGAAATCAAAGGAGTAATCATTCCACCTGATTCCATTACATGGTTTTTACAAAACACTTGTAGCAGATGGGCTTTTCAACTTGAAAAAGGTGAAAAAAGTGATATATTACACTATCAAGGTAGATCTCATCTCTTACTAAGAGATAGACCAACCGGTTTTAAAAAGAAATTAAATAATTGGATTATCGATCTACACAAAATAATTCCAAGTGAAAACTCAGTTACATGTTCTCCAACATCTAACATAAACACCACTAATTGGAATTATGTCATTAAAGAAGAAACAAGAGTAGAAGGTCCTTGGTCATTCGGTATCATCAACGATACCAATGATAAACCAAAGACCATAAGAAAACCTTTCGTTTACAACGAAAACTGCTTTATTTCTGAAGAAATGCAATTAAAACTGTACAACAGTATCGGTAAAACCAAAAAAATATATGATGAAGATGGTAATGTATTAACTACATACATCTCTGATTACACAAACAAAAGGAATAGAGACTATATTCCTACTGACTTACTTGAAATTAAAGAATTATTTAAATATCAAACTGCTGTAATTAAAACCTTTAATGTAAGAGACAAAGATTCAGTAAATGTACTTATACAAAGAAAAGGATTACAAGGCAAAACTACACTTGTAGATATTGCTGCAAGACTCTTCAAAGCACGTAAAGTTCCTCCTCTCAAAGATTACAAACAATTCATAGAATTTTGTGCTAGCTACGATCCAGCTAAAGTCTACCTAATCGATCTACCAAGAGGTATGAAAAAAGATAACATGTTTCAATTCTGGTCAGCTGTTGAAACTATAAAAGGTGGATACACTTTTGAATCTAGATATAAAGGTCGTGAAAAATATTTTAATCGACCTGTCGTTTGGGTATTCACAAACGATGATCCAGATTTCTCTCTTTTATCAGATAAAAGATGGAAACTATGGACTATTGACGATGAAACTTTAGATCTAATTCCTTATACCATTAACAATACAGAAAAAGGAACACATCCAGGTGGTATAATAGTACTAAACACTAATACTAAAGTAATTACCAATGAATTCATCGAATCCACAACTGAGGAAATTAGAAATGGAATTAGAGCTATTGAAGAAAGAACTCAAAACGTTGAAAATATTATTAAATCAATTAACAATGACTTTCACAATGATAGAGATGGATCAGAAAATCCAATCACAGAACCAAATATTGAAACAGTTGACTTCATCAACGAATCAATAAAAATCATCGAAGAAAACAAGAAACACATCGCTGCTATAAAACCTGTGCCGAAAAAAATATTTCGACCTACTATCAAAAAATAATTGATTTTATATTTAAACTACAAATGATAATTATCATTTGTGGGGTAACCCTCATAAACATGTTTATATATTATATATTCATGTTATTGTTATAATCTTTTGCGATATCTCAATATCACGAAACACGCCACGAGGAATTTGTGGCTGTCGCTGAATTCTTGAAGTATCGAGGGTCGCAGGTAAGTGTGATTGCACACTTCCTGCTACGCCGCGAGAAGTGTGCAATCACACTTACCCGCTCCTTCGAGTCATCAAGTCAACGTATCACAGCCACGAAATTATTTTGAGCTGGATACTTTTTAACAAGGGTTTTTATTTGATGTTAAATCAGATAAAATAATACTCTTCGGAATCTACAATCTCAAACGATTCTATTTCACGCAATATTGACTCATCAAAAGACTCTTCTGTTACTGAAGAAGAGTAATCATAATTATTATCAATCATGATATCTACCTCACAAACATCATCTGACGATGTATTTTGTTCAATTTCTATATTAAAAACTTGTTTGACATTACTTCAACAATTTACTGATGAGTCAATTTGAGTAACTATCAAATCACCAGATGAGGCAGCTGCTAACCACGCAGCTCCTGGTGTTGGAAATGCAAATGATGCATTTGGTGCATCTATTCTTAAAATAAAAGCTACTGATATATCAGTAGCTGTACCATATGTCGCATTATTAACTGAATAACCTGACGATCCAGCTTGAAAGTACTGAAGAACAGTACAATGCGTATTAGACGCTAATAATGGTGTTATCGCACTTGTTTGTGCTGAACTCAAGTGCCAATTTACTTGCACTAAAAACTTTCCCGTACCTAATGTCGGTGGAAAGAAATAACTTGTTGTGTTAACCGTTCCGTTTAACTGCCACTTATTACCTGCTGCTAATATCGCAGCTGCTGTATTAGAAGTGGTTGTAGAACCTAAAGGATTGGTCGAATTAATTGTCGCCAATCTAAAATGATCCGTATATAAATTAATACCAGTATTATACTTATTCTTAAAGAATTCTACCTCATAAGTAGCCCATAACTGGCCTACTGATCCTGAAGCGGCTTGCATACCGGATGTTGCGATTTGGAAATTTCCCAAATCATACAATCTTGCATCACCATCAGATGGTACTGGTTGTGATCTTAACCACAACATAGACACTGGTGTCTGCGATCGTTTACACTCTACTGGATGATATATATCACAACTCGGTTTATTTGAACAAGCATATTCATAATTCAACATTTCAGTTAACGATCCAAAATTATCGTTTAGTACATTGTACTCTGTTGCCATCGACACTGTACCCAATGCTGATGATGTCGCAGATGACAATACTGCATCTGACGATGTTGATTTGAATTCAAATACCAATCCTCTAAACATATACTGTTCATAAGAGGCTGCTACTTGAGATAGCCATGGAAATGAACTACTCAAACCAGGATTTAATGCATATGATGTATTTGTAAAATTAGTTGTAGCACTAATATCTCCTAAATACTCACGATGACGGATAATTACATTACCCTTATTCATCGAATTCATTATCATTGGTGGACTCATTCCACCCTTCATTAAACTATTTTGTTGAACCTTATAATCACCAAATCCAGATAACGCTTCAAACATCTGATACGCTCCTTTACCAAGTAGCGCTCCTATGGAACCACCAACAGGCCCTCCTATTGCTGTTCCTAATGCTCCGCCTGCGGCAGTAGCTATTCCATCACCGTAATAACTCATAGACTTATTAGATGCTCGTGCAGAAGCACTTCGACCTGATCTCTTAACGTACTTACGTTTATACGTTTTACGTTGTACAGATCCCTTTTGGGATCCTTCGTACAACTTCTTGTAATACGCTGCTTTTTGAGCATCCGTATAACTCTTTTTCCCTGATTTCTTAACTGGCATTACTTTAGTATTAAAGAAATAAAAAGTTGTGATTTTTTATTTCCATTTATTTAAATGGAAAATAAAAAAGATATAGAATCTACATTAGAAGATCTAATGTTTATCTATTACAAAGTCGTTGAATGCTCCAAAGGAGCTACTTCCAACTCACTAAAAAGAGATATATTTCATAATCTCTCTCTACACATCGATGACATTAAAGATCAACTAATCGAATGTCTAGAAGATATTTAGATTAACATTCATGTATTATACGTAATATATGAATAAAATGTATAGTATACAGATACGTATACTCGAGCTACCGCGATTCACCTCATATCTTCGGCGCAATCGCTAACGCTACGAAACCTGGGCGCTTCGCTGTTACCCATTTATAGGTTTCTGTATACGTATAAAGATATATTAATAATTAATATTAATAATTTTTTTTTTCATTTCCTTCTTTTTTTTCTTAAGGAAATCGTCGACACGACACACACACTCAAAATTTTTAAATTTTGATCCTACAGGAACAAGAAATTTTTAATTTCCTGTAGGAAAAGTGTCGACACAGTCCGGACACACTCGACACTCAGTGATCCAAGGATCACAGACTCTTTGCAGAGAGCACACGAACAAATAGGGTGATAAATCACCTCTACAGTGTCATCAACGCTGTCTCTGACATACCGTTTGTGATCAGGGGTACACATTCTCTATTTATTTTTAGGGGTCTTAAAAATAAATAATAATAATAAAAAATAAATCGTCTAAAAGATTAT